TCACTCGACCTGGTGGGATAGTCCGCTGGTTGAGCGGAATCGCGTCGTCTTGTCGGCGAACTGCTCGCCCTGTTGCTCCCACCCAACCGGAAACGGCGTCATCAGCACCGCCAGGGTCATCTCTGGCGGCTGCCGCCCGTCCAGAATGGCCTCGACGGTGTCCGGTGCCAAGAGGGTCAGGCGCAGCACCCGGCTGACGTAGGAAGCGTTGATCTTCTCGGCCGCGGCGATTTCTTCGACCGTGCCGTACGCACCCGTTTCCATCAGCTTCCGCCAGCGGAACGCCCTTGCCAGTGCCTTGATCATGGCGTTGTCGACCCGCCGACGTGGCGGCGCCCACGACGGAGCCCCGTCCGGGGAGATCACCAGCTTGCGGCCACCGCGCTTCTTGAAGGTCATCGGCACGCGGACAGTCAGAGTGCGACCGTCGGGACTGAGGCGGGCCTCGGTCATTAGGCCGCTCGTCTCTGCGTCTTGTTGGCGCGCAGGTCGGCGACCAGGGTCTGCAGGCCATCGACGCGCAGCTGCAGGTCAAGCCGGTCCGGGTGAACTTCGACGCGCTCGATAAGAAGCTGGAGAACGCGTGTCTGCTCGGCGGGGAACAACTCGTCCCACATCGGATCCAGGCTCAGCAGCGCCTCGCGCACCTCGGCCTCGGCGAGCCCGTCATCCTGCGATCGTGCCGCGCGCCAGGTGGCGATCAAGACCTCCGGCGCACTTAGCAGGCCTCGCACCTGGTCGAGTACCGCGGTTTCGATCTCGGCAGCCGGCAGGCGGCGCACCACGCCCGTCGGCACGTCGCCCTTCAGCAGCCCGGCGGCGAGGTAGTAGCGGTAGAGCCGACCGCCCTTGCGCGCATGTGTCGGCGTCATGGCGCGGCCGTCGGCACCGAAGATGATGCCCTTCAGCAGGGCCGGCGTCTGCGCACGAGTGTTGGCGGCGCGGCTGCGCGGGCTCTGCTGGATGATGGAATGGACCTTGTCCCACAGGTCGCGACCGATGATCGCTTGATGCTCGCCGGGATAGGCGACGCCCTTGTGCACAGCCTCGCCGACGTAGACGGGGTTGTTGAGCAGCTTGTAAAGGAAGCCTTTGTCGGCCGGCTTGCCGCGCTTGGTGGTGACGCCCTCGGCCGCCAATTCCCTGACCAGCACGGTGGCGGAGCCGACCCGCAGGAACCGCTCGAAGATCATTCGCACCATCGCTGCTTCGGTCTCGTTTACGACGAGCTTGCGGTCCCGCACCTCGTAGCCGAGCGGCGGGTGGCCGCCCATCCACATGCCGCGTGCCCGCGAGGCGGCGAACTTGTCGCGGATCCGCTCGCCGATCACCTCGCGCTCGAACTGGGCGAAGCTCAGCAGGATGTTGAGCGTCAGCCGGCCCATCGACGTCGTGGTGTTGAACGACTGGGTGATGGAGACGAACGTTACGGCGTGGCCGTCGAACACCTCGACCAGCTTCGAGAAATCCATCAGGCTGCGGCTGAGCCGGTCGATCTTGTACACCACCACGACGTCGATCCGGCCGTCCTCGATGTCGGCGCGCAAGCGCCTCAGCGCGGGCCGCTCCAGCGTGCCGCCGGAGAAGCCGCCGTCGTCGTAGCGGTCGGGAACCAGCACCCATCCTTCCGGCTTCTGGCTGGCGATGTAGGCCTCGCAGGCCTCGCGCTGGGCGTCGAGGCTGTTGAACTCCATGTCGAGACCTTCCTCGCTCGACTTCCGGGTGTAGACAGCGCAGCGGAGCTTGCGGTGGATCTTGGCCGATGTGGGCGGCTTCTTCATCGTCCCGCTCCCGAGCGGCGCATGCCGAAGAAGACCCACCCGTTCCACTGTGTGCCGGTGATGGCGCGGGCGATCGCCGAGAGCGACCTGTATGGGCGACCCTGGTATTCGTAGCCGTCGTCGCACACGGTGACGCAGTACTCGACGCCTTGGTATTCCCGCACCAGCCTCGTGCCGGCGATCGGCCGGTCGTCGGCGCGCTGCCGGCGCACCTCGATCTTGCCGCCGTCGAGCTGTTGGCCCAGCGCCTCCAGGCGGGCGACGGTCGCGGGCTTGAGCCCGCCGAATTCGAGTTCCTGGATGCGGTAGGCCAGTCGGCTCTCCAGGAAACGGCGATTATAGCGCGGCGGCTCACTGTCGAAGAGATCGCGCCACATAGCCCTGAGATCGGGCGTCGGTGTCGTCTTCAGCGCCGCGATGCGGCCAATCACGCTGTCAGTCATGGCAAGGTCTCCGTCTGATTCGTGACGGCTCCATGACTGCGCTGGTTGGCCGAGAAGTCGAGGCAACTGTCTCTGCTGTCAACAGATACCTGCCTTGACTGTCGCGCACGCAGCCGGATTAGCCCGCGCGCCAAAATTTCACCGATTTCAGCGATGCGCTCGCCGGCGGTCATGCGGTCGGGGGACAAGGCATTCAGGGACATTCCGCTCGGCTCCGCGCTCCGTATGGATTGCTGCCACTCCTAGGCGATGGCTCGTTTCCCTGATGAAACGCGGGCTTGCAGAGCAGATTGGGACAGGATGAGGGAGGGCACATCGACCCGGCCTGACGATCCTGCTGTGGTCCACGCGGAGTACGGCACGACCCTCCTGCAGGACCGATACATCTCAGCGGCTCCTTTCCACGACTCCGAACTTGGCTCGGCACCCCAGATAGATCCGGGCTTCTGGATGCCAAAGAGATGCTCAAGAGGATTTCCAAGTCCGTGCGACTGTGATACAGCTATCGTCATCTGCAGGAGGACGGAAGATCATGGATGATAACGTCGGCGATGCGGCAGTGCGGCGGGCCATACAGCGACGCCACGAACTCAAGGAGGAGATGCGGCAGATCGACCTGTTCCTGTCCCTGTATGAGAGGTTTGCTGGCCAGCCTGTGGCGGTTCAAAATTTCCCCGGCTCCGAGCCTCGCGAATCTGGAGAGAGTGAGATGGGCGCGCTGGATGACATCGCCGTCGGCGGCGGGATGACGCAGAAGGATTTCGTCGATCTCGCACGCGAACTCCTCTTGGAGATTGGGCGGCCGGTGAATGGCCCTGGCCTGCTACGGAAGTTCCACGAGAGGGGTCGCCGAATCGGCGGGGCCGATGAGATGAAGAATCTCACGACCAAGGTTTGGCGCGCCAAGAACGTGATCATCAAGATTCCTGGAGCGGGCTATTGGCCGGTGGACGTGCCGTGTCCGGCAGTGAGCTATATGCCGCCGCCGAAGGACGCGGAGAAGGAAGGCGATGAAAAGTGATTGCCAAACGCGCTCAACCGAACGCCCGAAATGACGAATCGCCCCGATCGCGATTCTGAACAACTGATGTTGTCAACGAAAGGAAAATCTTAAGTGTCGCAGCTTCGCTTCCGGAACTTCGGCAACCTGCCCTTCATACTGTCGGTGGACAAGCCCCGGTTCCTGAGCCGGCTGTTGGCGGAGCATTCAGCATACTTCGCGCGACACGGCATCGACGTCGGCGCCCTTACCAACGACGACGCCTGCGCGCGCCGGCTGCTCGAGGTCTTCACGCAGCCGGACGACACGATGCCGGGCGCCTTGCTCCAGGCCCTGCACCTGCTCGATGCGCTGGCCGACGAGGCCGGGCATGAACGGATTCTCGAAGAGGCGAAGAGGTGCGGCGTCGACCTCGGCGCTATGCCCGACGATCTGTGTCCCGGCGATTTCGCGTTGGCCGTCTGGTTCAAACAGCCGAGGCTGGTCCGCGTCTGCCGAGAGAAGACGGTGTGTCAGAGTTTCAAACGTTACTACGAATTCCGCTCGGGCGACGGGCGGCGCCTGGACCTGGCGGCGGTGAAGGCGAAGATCGGAGAGTTACGGGAGATCTTGGGACCCTGGTTCGATTCCCGCCAGCGCACCCCCACCTGCGAGGTCTTCGTCTACGAGGAGGGCACCGAGATTCGGTGTCTCGTCACCCATGGTGCGCTGTATCGGACCGAGGGGAATATCACCGCGAAGTTGGAGCGGTCGCGGATCGGCTACAGGCCGCAGCGGCACGACTCGATCCTCTACGACACGGGCACCGGCGTCCTGAAAATCCATGCCCAGTTTCCGGCGGAGAGGACCGCTTATCGAGAGACGTTTGGGCGGCTCCTGTTCGACGACCCGGCCTACTTCCCTGAAAAGCCAACCTACACATTGGAAAGCCTGCGGACCAACGGCGGCGGCTTGGCCGTGGTGGCGGGTATGAGAAGCGTCCGGCTGACCGAAGTCTGTATCGAGTGGGACACCGACAGATGCCGCCAGCAGATTCTGAAAGGAAATGACCTGACGGAAATGGTGACCGGTTGTGGCTCCCTCGACATTGCGGGAGGTGAAATCGTCCGGGCCAGCTTCAGCATCGGATACTCAAGTGGCGGGCGTGCCCGCAGGCTCGAAGTCTGCATGCCCAATGTCGCCGATCACGATCGCGATCGAGACGGTCCCGTGGTCGAAGCCTTCTTGCGGATCAACCAATTTACCGCAACGGAATCAGATGGGGGCCGGCCTGGAAATCTTGTGGCAGCGGCTTGAGACCAATTTTCCGCTGGGTGGTGCCCGGCGCCATCTCCAGGATGCTCTTGGCGTTGATGTCGTCGGGGCCCTCGAACAGACGGGCATCCTCAAGCAGCGGCGCTTGGCGGACACCTATCCCTGTCCGGGAGCGCGGGGAGAGGGCTGCCCGCGGCAAGTGATCGAGATCGACGGCGAGTACCACGCCGTGTGCGGCAACAGCCCGGTCGTCTGCGCCGACATCGTCCTCGCTCCAGCGGACATCGCGTTCCTCGCGGTCGATACGGTGAGCTTATGCCGTGGCATCGCATCCGCGCTTCAGATCTACGCGATCGCCGAGGCGATCGGCATGATCGTCGATGCCTATCGGGTCGGCACATTCATTCCCGAACCCGGCATCAAACACCCCGTCTTCTTCGTGGTGCGGACCAGCGCGCGGCGTTATGCCGAAGCGCTCGACGCGCTCCGTTCGCGCCAGGAGGGTGATCGGTTCGCCGTGCTGGTGCCGACTGATCGCTTCATTACTGACGATGTCGTCCGGTCGATGCGCCACGCCGGAGTGACGGTCCTCGCATTGGCCGAGGTGATCGGGCTGAGCAACGGCCGTCTCGCGGCACTGGCCGATCCCCTTCGGCTGTTCGCCGAGCTTGGGCAGAGGCCCGCCCCATTCGGACGCTCGCCGGATATCGTCGCGCGCGCCCTGGTGCGAGACGCCGGAGGGCCTCCCCGCTGGATCGATCTCGATCAGCAGCGATATGAAGACCTTCTGGCGACCACCGACCAGTACGATGTCTTCGCCGACGAGCGCGACAGGAGCGTGCGAAAGAAATCCGGTGAATTCCGTCGAGACGTTCAGGTTTCCCATTTCCGCTCCATCCGTGCGGCGGTCACCAAAGCGGGCTACTTCGACCCCAACGTCGAGGGGCCGGACATGGCCTCCGGTAAACAGACCTTCCAGCGCGCCCGCGTCATCTTCGACATGAAATCGGGCAAGTCCCCCTGGCGGATTTTCACCAGCATCAAGACCGACGAGGGACACACGGTTTATCACTTCTCTCCCGACGCCGGCGTGTCGTTCGCCTTCCTTTTTCTGCCGGAATCATGAACTCCGGCTGGGAACCGCGCCGATACAGCATCCATACAGACCCCATACGCTCCGCATACAGCCCCATCCTTCACCCTGCCTTCCGTGACACGCACCCAAGCGCACGGAGGTGGAAATGGACGAGACGGAATGGCGCTGCCGCCACTGCGGTAAGCTGCTCGGTGTGCTGCGTGACGGCCGGCTGCATCTCCGGTTCGCCCGCGGCCACGAATATCTGGTCGGCTTTCCGACCACCGGCGTCTGCCGCGGCTGCCGGACCCTGAACGAATTCTCCGACCCGACAGCAATCCCCGAACCCGCGTCCGCACCGGTGCCGCGGCGCTGATCGCCGTGTTCGATTTTCCCTCCATCTTAGAGGCGCGCGACGCCCTGACCCGGCCAGAAGGAGGCGCTGGACGCCCGGCCGTAAGGCAGGCGTCCCGTGCGAGCCCTCTGGCGGTCGCTTCATGCGAATCTCGTGCAGTCTCTCGAACCCCTCACGGTCAAGATGCAGTTCGACGCCTTGCGCCAGGCGCGGCCCGAACTGCGCGGCTTCTTCGACCCCTGCGCGCTTCTCGATCACCTTCACGACCTGTCGGCCGATCTCGACGAGAAGGATCGCATCCTCGCCGGCCTAGTAACGGTCTCCCAGGGCTCCGGCCCCGGCCGCGAAGTGGCGGTGATCCTGCTGTGGCTGGCCCTGTGGCCAGGGCTGGATGCGCTGTACCGGCGCCTCTGGCGGCATTTCGCCGTCGCGCCGGACGATCTCGTCTCGGAGATCTCCGAGCGATTCACAGCCGAGATTCATCGCCTGGACCTCGGCCGGGTCCGCCGGATCGCGGCGACCCTGCTCATGAACGTGGAACGCGACATCTACGCGGATCTCCGAAAGCGATGGGCCGAGGCGGCCCGGCGAGACGAGATGCCGGACGACCTCGCCGAGCTCAACAACAGCGCGGCCGAGACGGTGCCGCCGACCAACCGGCCGGACTCGGTCTTCGGCCTGCCTCCCGGCGTCGACGCTGACACCGCCGCCGCCAGGATCCGCGAGACCCTGGTGGCCATGATCGGGAATGACGCGGATCTGGTGGTCGCTGTCGTGATCGTCGGCGAGGGGCAACGCGAAGCCGCCGGCCGTCTCGGGATCAGCCATGACGCCGCGCGCAAACGCTACCAGCGCTCGATGGACCGCCTCCGTCTCATCATGGAGCAAAGGTGATGGCAGCCTGTCCCAATTCGATGCGGCAGGGCGCGTTTTTGGATCGAGCGTGCCGGATCGACCGGCTCAGCTGCGCCTCGGGAAGCCGTCCCATGAACCAAGTCACTCCGTCACCACCGTCCGAGCTGCGCCGGCTGCCGGGCCTGTTCCGCCGCTGGGAACTGGCCCAGATCATCGAGACCGGCCGGGACTACCGCATCGAGGATGCTGGAGAAGCGGGTGACGGCACTGTGCTCTACGCCGTCTATCGGAGCGCGCCCACCACCCATGCGGTGGCCGGCGCCGAGAGCTGACGGTGGGGGATCTGTCGATCTCCGACATCGCAGCGCAGCTCAACCAGCGCATCGCCGATCTGGCGCGCGAGATTCTGGGCGAGCCCAATCGCGCCCTCTCGACCCAAACGCAGCTGCGCTACGGCGCCAAAGGCAGCGTCGCCGTCGAGGTCGGCGGTGAACATTTGGGGCGCTGGTTCGATCATGAGCAGGGCGTCGGTGGCGACGGGCTGGAACTGATCTGCCATCGTCTCGGCCATGCCAATGGCGAGGCCTGCGACTGGGCGCGCGAATGGCTCGGCCTGCCGCGGTGGCGGGGGCAGCGGGGGGTGAACGCAAACGGAACCCGGCCGCCGGACGCTGACGGGGCCGATCCAGCGACCTCCGATCCGGCCGATGATGGGCCGCCGGTCGACACGGCATCGGCTCGACCCTCGTCCGAAAAACCGAACTCCGACAAGGCCGCCAAGGTCGCCGGCATTGTCGCGGCCTGCCAGGAGCCGGACGGCACCCGGGTCGAAACCTATCTGCACCATCGCGCGATCACGGCGAGACCGCTACCGCCGTCAATCCTCTACCTCACCAACGCCTACGGCCATTACGGCGCCCTGGTCGCGCTCGCCACGGATACCGAGGGCCAGGTCCACGGGCTGCAGCTCATCTACCTGACCGAGGACGGACGCAAGGCACCGGTCAAGGTGCAGAAGCGCACCAATAAAGCGCACGACGGGTGGTCGGATATTTCCGCTGTGCGATTGCCGGGCACCACCCCGCTCGTCCTTTGTGAAGGCGTGGAGACAGCCCTCTCGGTCTGGCAGGCCACCGGGCACGAGGCCTGGGCCTGTCTCGGCATCAGCAACATCGCGCGCGCGCCGGTGCCGGAAGGCGCTGCGGTTATCGTCGCGCGGGATGGCGATCTCCCGGCAACCAAAGCGGACAATCAGCTCCGCCAAGCCGTCGCCATCCTGCGCAAGCGCGGCTGCCGGGTTGCCGTAGCCGAACCTCCGCCGAGCAAAGACTTCAACGACGTCCTCGTCGAGGGCGGCGAGGCAGCAGTGCGTGGGCTGATCGATGCGGCGGCGAATGCCGAGCTGTTCTCGACCGAGTGGCGTGCCGGCCTGCTGCTGAACGATGAGGGCGGGGCGCGCCCCGTTCTGGCCAACGCCATCCATGCCCTACGGCATGCGCCGGAATGGGATGGCGTGCTCTGGCACAACGAATTCTCAACCGCGACCGTGGCCCGTCGGCCGCCGCCTTGGGCCTACGGCACCAGGGACTGGCAGGACGCACCGTGGAGCGATCGCGATGATTTCCTGGTCACCGAATGGCTGCAGCGACAGGGCATCCTGGTCTTGGCCGCAGTCGCCGGCCAGGCGGTCGAAACCGTCGCTCGCGATCGCAGCTTTCACCCGGTCCGCGAGTACCTCGACTCTCTCCGCTGGGACGGCGTTCGACGTCTCGATACCTGGCTCGCCACATACCTCGGCTCCGCTGACAGCCCTTACGTGGGCGCCGTCGGAGCACGCTGGCTGATCTCGGCAGTCGCCCGTGTCTTCCGTCCCGGCGCCAAGGCCGACTGCGCGCTGATTCTGGAAGGCCCCCAGGGCATCAAGAAGTCGACGGCGCTCAGCATCATGGCCCAGCCGTGGTTCACCGACCGCCTCTCCGATCTCGGCTCGAAGGACGCCGCGATGGAGACGAAGGGCGTCTGGATCATCGAGATTGCCGAGCTGGATACAATGAGCCGCGCCGAGGTGAGCGCGATTAAGGCGTTCGTGTCCCGAACTCACGACCGGTTCCGGCCGCCCTACGGCAAGCGGCTCGTCGACCTGCCGAGACAGTGCGTGTTCGCCGGGACGATCAATCCGGAAGGCGGCTACCTCAAGGACGCGACCGGTGGGCGGCGCTTCTGGCCGGTCACCTGCGGGCATGTTGATACCGACGCACTGGAGCGCGACCGCGACCAGCTGTGGGCGGAAGCCCACCATCGTTTCCGCAAGGGCGAGCCGTGGTGGCTGGAAACGGCAGAGCTGAACGCGCTCGCGTCCGAGGAGCAGGCGGACCGCTATCAGGGCGATGCCTGGGACGAGCCGATCCGCGGCTACCTGGAGAACGAGACGGAATGGATGGAGAACGGCTTCGGCGGCCGAACAGCCTACCGTCAGCCACGGTCCGAGCCGCTCACCGAGGTTTCGGTGGGCGAGATCCTGGAACAGGCGCTCGGCATCGAGAAGGCGCGCTGGACGCAGGTCGATCAGAACCGGGCGGCCCGCTCTCTCATCACCATGGGTTTCAAGCGCTGCAAGACCCGCAAGCCCGGCGGACGACGCGAGTGGCGGTACCGCCTCGCGCCCGCCGGCTCGACGTCTTAGGAGGAGTTGGTCCCAGTATGTCGTCCCGGTCCCAGTATGGCCCCAGTAGCACATGTCTCGTAAGCCGTTGGAATTGCGGGCTTGGTCCCAGTGGTCCCAGTGGTCCCAGTTGTTTCAACATTAATGCACGCGCGCGCCCGCCCGCGTGTACGCGCACGCACACGTATAATGTTTGCCCGGTAAGTGGGACCACTGGGACCACTGGGACGGCGATAAAGAAATCAACGCGTTGGCCGTCCGGGCTACTGAGACCATACCGGGACCCTCCCGAGATCAACTGGGACCAGCTGAGGCAGACGGCAGCGACCCGGGCCTCGCAGTACCCCACCGTCATCGCAATGATCCTAAGACGAGGAAACACCATGGCTGACCCGATTCCGACCCACCGACAGCCGTTTTCAGGGCGCTCGGTAGCCCCGCCCGTGGCCTTGGACTCGGCGCTTCTGCGGAGGGCGACCCGTGCGCAGTGACATGCGCAGCTCGCTGGCTCGGCGCCTGCCGCGGTCGCTGCCGACCGAGGATGAGTTGGTCTCCATGCGCCGTGCGGCATGGCGCACGCAGGGCATTGCCGTCATCCGCCCCGCCGACATCCGTGACGACTGGTTGCGCCAGGCGGTCGTGAACGAGGCGGACCGTCTGTACGGCCGACGTAAAGATGCGGGGGTGCGCGATGTCTGAGAACGCTTGGACCGCAAAGGCCGTGGCAGACCGGATCGAGGAGGCTGCACAGACCCTGCGGCGTCTGCCCCCGGTGAAGGTCCGCGGCTACATCGGCACGTGGCCGCCCACCATCCGAGACTTCTGGGAGGCGTTCGGATGGAACGCCGTCGAAGTCCGGCTCGGGCCGCCGGCACCGGATGCCATCGACCGGATGGACGAGAGCCTGGCATGGCTGCACGTCCTGGAGGCCGACGAGGTGCGGCTCGTCTGGCTGCGTGCGGAAGGCGTCCGGTGGAAGAGCATTTCCCATCGCTTCGGGATGGATCGGTCGACGGCGTGGCGACACTGGTCGTGCGCACTGATCAAGATCGCCGCACACCTGAACGGCGCGCATGCAACAAAAACGTCGCAACAAAAAGGACTGCGACACGAGCAACTGGATCTGGCATAATAGCTTACAAGATCGGCTGAGCACCTGCAAGCCGGTCGTACTTGGCTCGCAAGAGCAGGATTGTCCGGTTCCTTCCGCGCTGCTTTGCAACGTGGGGGCGCGGCGCGCGACGTATCACTAGCGACAGCGCCAAAATCCGGGAGGCCGGCGCGCCACGCCAGTGAATTTCGGCGTCACATCAAAGCTTTAGCTGGCCGTCTGGCTGGCCGGCGCTGACTGGCTGGCTGGCCAGAGGCAAATCCAGAGCCAATACGCCAGCCACTCTGCGCCCTTTCATGCGCGCGCTTTCCCGCATCCTGTGCACAAGGGTCTTCATGACCGACCTGCGCTTCCAGCCCGGCAGCATCGAGCCGCTGCGGATCGACGATCTGCGTCCCTACGCGCGCAATCCACGCACGCACTCGGACGACCAGGTCGCCAGGCTGGCGGCATCGCTGGTCGAGTTCGGCTGGACCATGCCGATCCTGGTCAACGACGAACTCGAGGTTATCGCCGGGCACGGCCGGATCCTGGCGGCACGCCGGCTGGGTCTCGAAGCGGTGCCGGTGATCCGCCTGGCGCACCTCTCGCCGGAGCAGGTTCGCGCCTATCGCATCGCCGACAACAAGCTGGCGCTCGATGCCGGCTGGGACGAGGAACTGCTCGCCGCCGAGTTCCACGAGCTGAACGGCGCCGGCTACGACGTCGGGCTGACCGGCTTCAGCCAGGACGAACTCGACGAGTTGCTGGCGCCGATCGGCGACGGCAGCGATCTGGTCGGCGACCCCGAGACGGTGCCGGAACCGCCGGCACACCCAGTCTCGCGCCCCGGCGACCTGTGGCTGCTGGGCTCGCACCGGCTGCTGTGCGGCGACTCGACCAGCGGCGCCGACGTGACGCGGCTGATGCATGGCGAGCGCGCCATCCTGTTCGCCACCGACCCGCCGTATCTGGTCGACTACGACGGCACCAATCATCCCGGCAAGACCAAGCTCGAGGAGAGCGGAAAGAACAAGGACTGGTCGGGCACCTATGCCATTACCTGGGACGACTCGTCGCAGGGTCCCGAGCTCTACGAAGGCTTCATCCGTGCCGCGATCGAGCACGCCATCGCGCCCGACGCCGCCTGGTACTGCTGGCACGCCAGCCGCCGGCAGGCGATGGTCGAGGCGGTGTGGGAGAAGTGCGGCGCCTTCGTGCACCAGCAGATCATCTGGTGCAAGGATCGCCCGATCCTCACCCGGTCGTTCTATCTGTGGAAGCACGAGCCGTGCTTCATGGGCTGGCTCAAGGGCCACAAGCCGCCGCGGGTCGCCGACGACTACCTGGCGAGCGTCTGGGACATCAGGTCGCTGTACGGCGACGACCGACCGGACCACCCGACGCCGAAGCCGCTCGACTGCTTTGCCATTCCGATGCGCCAGCACGTGCGGTCGGGCGGGCTGTGCTACGAGCCCTTCAGCGGCTCGGGCTCACAGATCATGGCCGGCGAGATCACCGGCCGGCGCGTCTTCGCGATGGAGATCAGTCCGGTGTACGTCGACGTGGCTGTGCTGCGCTGGCAGCAGGCGACGGGCAAGCAGGCGGTGCTGGAGGATGATGGGCGGACGTTCGATCAGCTGGCGTCCGAGCGCGTGGCAGCTGCGGCATGAAGCAGTCGCGCCGCATGTCGTTGTTCGAGTCGCTGGTCAACGTCGCGGTCGGCTACGGTGTTGCGGTGGCGACGCAGATCGCGGTCTTTCCGATGTTCGGTCTGCATGCGTCGCTATCGGAGAACCTGGCGATCGGGGCGATCTTCACCGGGGCGTCGATCGCCCGGTCGTACGCCTTGCGGCGCGCCTTCGAGGCGATCCGTGCGCGCTAGGCGCATCGAGAAGGTCGGTGGAGGCGGTCGCGCCCGTTCCAGGCGCGCAAGGGCGTCTGCGTCGAGCACCTCGGTTTCCATGCTGCCGATGACTGTGCGTTTTTGCATGACACCTGCTCCTATACGGGAACAGTGACGTTCACTTGGACCTTGAGGCCCGGCAGCTTTTCGTAATCGACCGGGGCCGCGCCACGCGTCGAGGCGATCAGCTTGGTCTTGCCAGTGCTCGACGGTGTGCCCGGCTTGGTCAAGTCCACGACGATTGTCAGTTTAGTGCCGTCCACTTTCATCTCGACGTTTTGCATGTGCGTCGTTCCTCTTCTTTCCGTTGCTGTTGTGGGAAGTGTTCCCGAGCAGGCTGCGCCGCGTCAGTCCACTCAGGCGCTGACGATATGGTAGACCCGTTCGCCGCCGGCGTGCTTGTCGGAGACGATTTCCAGGCCACGCTTCTTCTTCAGCCCGGCCAGCGCGCCGTGGCAGGTGTGCCGTAGCCAGCCGAGCTCGCTGGCCATTTCGCTGATCGATGCGCCCTTCCGCAGCATCTCGATCAGGCGGGCCTGCTTGGTGTCGGCACGCGGCGTCTTCGGCCCATTCGGCTGCTCGCCCGTTGCCGCCCGGCTCGGCTGCTGGCGAGCGCGATCGATGGCAGCCCGCAGGGTGCGCAGGATGTCGTCGGGCCGTGTCTCGCCCGGCTGGTCGAGTTCGGCCTGCAGCCAATGCTCTGCGGCCTCGCAAGCAGCGAGCAGCTGCTGCCGGAGCGTCATCGGCGTCGGCCAGGAAGCGGCGTTGGCGATGGCGATCGGATCGTCGCTGGCGTGCAGGTCGTTGATGTGGACCGCGGCCGTCTCCGGCTCGGCAACCTCGCCCGCGTCGTCGGCTTCGTCGTCGCCGCCGATCTCGTCCAGTTCGCCCGCCAGGGCAACCGTCGCGGCCACGGGCGCGTCTTCCTCTGCTTCGGCGAGGTCGGTCGCGGCGTCGTCGCCGGGCTCGTCGGCGGCGCCGTCGTCGCGCAGCGCGGCGCGAAAGTCGTCGGCGCTCATCCGTCCGTCGAGCAGGCCGGCGGCGGCTTCAAGGATGTCCTCGACCGTGCAGCCACGCTCATCGGCGTGGCGGCGGATCGCGGCCAGTGCCACGGCCTTGCTGGCTGGGTTGCGCGTCTGGCCGTCGAGCGCGCTGAGGATGGTGGCCAGCTGGGTTCCGGTGAAGTCGGTCATCGTCGTTTGTTCCTGGTGTGGCCCGCCGGATTGCGGCGCCTGTACCGCCCCGAGCCCCGCCGGCGAACCGGTCGGGGCTGGCGCGGCGGGAGCCGCTGGGTCAGGAGGCGCATTCGCCTTCGGTGAAGAGAAAGTCGCTGGCCTGGCGCAGCCGCTCGACGACGTAGCCGAGGTTGCCGACATGGCCCCAGTTCACCTCGTCCGGCGCGACGCCGAAGTGGTCGTCGGAGAACGCCGTAAGCCGTTGCAGCATCGCGTCGATCTCGCGTTTGCGGCTGATGAAGGCGTCCAGGGTGTTGCCGTTGTCGGTGCGGTTCGTGGTCATCGTCATCTCCATCGTCTCGACGAGCACCATCAGGGTCGATGCGGCGCCGACAAGCAAGCCAAGTGTCTGCAATATCATTGCTTTTTGACTTACGGCGGGTTCCTCGATGAAGCGGCTCGGGATGAGCGAGCGTCAGTACGCCGCGTACGCCGGGATCAGCCGCGGTGCTGTGTCGAAGGCACGGCTGTCCGGCCGGCTGGCGCTGCACCCGGATGGCTCGATCGACGCCGGCAGATCCGACCACCGCCGCGCCAGCACCACCGATCCGTCGCAGCAGCGTGGCCGGCACGCTCCGAACTTACGGCCAGTGCCGCAAGCCGCGGTCGGCGCGGTGGCCGAGACGCTCGAGGAGCAGGGGCTGCCGGCGCCGCAANCGAGCGGGATGACGTTCCTGCAGGCGCGCACCGCCAACGAGGTGCTGAAGGCNCGGCTGCGGCGGATGGAGCTGCAGCAGAAGGAGAGCGAGCTGGTCGACCGGGCGCGGGCGGTGGCCCTGGTGTTCCGNCTGGCCCGCCAGGAGCGCGACGTCTGGCTCGGTTGGCCGGCGCGCGTCGCGGCCTTGATGGCCGCCGAACTCGGCGTCGACGCGCACGCCTTGCAGACCGTGCTGGAGACGCATGTACGCGAGCACCTCGGAAGCCTTGCCGAGGTCCGGTCGGAGTTCCGTTAGCAGCAAAGAAATCTAATGGACGAACGCGTCTTTAGCAGACATCGGACAAAAAGATGGCCCGTCGACAGGGACGCCGCCAGGCCAGCCAGTATTGCGTCAGCTATTCATGCCGACAGGCCCGGTTCGTCGCCCTTGCCGGGATTGTAACGGAAGGATGCATGGACGCGGGCACGGTACTCCACCACTTTGTTCTCCTTCATGCGGACGTCCAGTAGCTCGACCTCGGCAACCCGCAAGTCCTCCAAATGCTTGGCCGCTTCTTCGAGGGCATTCTTCGTCGCCTCCTCCCAAGATGTCGGGCTGGAACCAATGAGACGAATGACGCGATACAAGCTCATGACAGTCTCCTCCCATCTTCGCGATGGCCGCCGACAGCGACCCGGGCCGGCTCAGATGGGTCCGCGCACTGCGGCAGATAACCAAATAGTTTAATCGCTCTTGCCCGATTTGCCGATTCCATTCGCCGCGATCGGCGTTGCCGTCTGAAATCCGCGCATATTTGGATGCCTGTTCAATGTCTTGATCGCATGTTCGACCCTAGGTCGGTCCCAAATTCCGATAGCGGCATCGATGTCGGCTTCGCCAACGAGGTGCTGAAGGCGCGGCTGCGGCGGATGGAGGTGCAGCAGAAGGAGGGCGAGCTGGTCGATCGGGCGCGGGCGGTGGCCCTGGTGTTCCGT